CTTCAACAGTATTTGCAGCAGATAAAAGAAAACTTACTGTTCAAATTGGTTCTGCATCTGCCGACTGGGAACTACTAACAGGTTCATTACCTGTCAATACACCAACACCAGCACCACAATTTCAATCATTAAACAATTTAAATTTAGGTGATATTGTATACAGTAATGTTGTACAAATTGCTGGTCTCACATCATCAACGGCAATAGTTAGTATTATACCTGGTACTGGTTCATTTGCTATTTCTAATAGTAATGCTACAACAACAAACGCAGATAATTTTGAGGTATTAACTGGTGCTAGTTTTGGAACTAGCGGTACTATTAGTAATGGTCAATATCTCCAGTTAAAAGGTGTAGCGTCATCTAGTTCTAACTCACAAGTAAACTATAATGTTTCTATTGGTGATGGTATTAATGTTTCAGCATGGTTGATTGAAACTGGTGTTGGTGTTGATCTAATTGTAGATTCATTTTCATTTCAAGATTTAGTTGAGCAAGTACCTGGTACACAAGATATACTATCAGAAATAGAAACTATTAGTGGTTTAACTCCTGGTGTTACAGTTCCAGTTACTGTTAATAGTTTTTCTCCACCAGAAGCACTTCCAAGAATTAGAGTTAATAGTGGTTCGACTGGTCCTATATCTAACATTTTCGTAGGTAATAATAGTACCATTCAATTGGTAATGAATGCTCATCCTGACTTACCTATTGCTCCTGGAACAAAATCATCTAGTGTTAGTATTAGTGTAGGTAATAGAATTATTAATAGTTGGGATATTAGCAATTGGTATGGTCCTGATGAAACTCCATCATTTGTTGATCCTGCTGATGCTATAAACCAAACTCCAGGTGGTACAGGTGTACTTGGACCAGTTCTTTTAGAAAATTTCAACGTACCTATTCAAGTTTCGATTACAAATCCAATTGCGTATGATGAATTTGATGTAGCAACTGGTGAGTCGGTTAATCCTATCTTGGTTTCTATTGATGGTGGTGTAATTCAATCACTTCCAGCAACAGTTCCTAATAACCCAACAGGTCAACCTGTATCAGTTGTATTCTTTACTGATCAACCAGGAAATGCTAATGTTGATCCTGTACAAGGTCTATCACATTACCTAGAATTTGACATTACATTTGGTCTTGCTCCCACTACTACAGTAAAAGTTTTTAACTATGCAGTGAAACCTACACCACCTGCATATGTTAGTCAGTGGTATACTAACAAAAATGATAAGTTTGATGAGGCAGCATATGAAGCAGCAGGATCACCTGTAGCAAATGCTGCTGATTATTATAGTGCAAGTAAATTTGATGGTTTGACAATTGGTACTGTTGTTGCTGTACCCAAAGAAACTATTTCTGGATATGGTGATCTTGCAAACAGATATCCTGGATTCCTGGAATGTAACGGACAACAACTTTTTGCTGCTGATTATCCTTGGTTGTGGGATAGTATTGAAAATACATATGGTGGCAACGCTAGTTATGATGAGGCAACTAAAGTATATTCAGGTGAGTTTAACATACCTGACTATAGAAACAAAAGACTAGCAGGTAAAGGTATTGTTGATTCATCTAGAGGTGCATCTGCATTCTTAGAAGCAACTAATCCTGGTGGTTCTTATGATATTGTTGGATCTACTGGTGGTTATTGGTATGTGTCTGATGTAGGTGTTGCTGGTCCTGATCCGTTAGAGCAAGTATTCACTACACCAGGATCTAATCAAGGTACAGAATCTCCATTCTATGTACTAGGTACACCAAAAACATTTGGTTTATCCGAACTAACAGGTGAAGTTAGCTTTACTGTTACTGGTAGTGTTAAGGCTACTATTGGTCCAGTACGTGAGCAAAGAATTGGTGTACCACCACATGACCACTTCTTTGTTGTTGGGCAACCAGAAAATGCATCAGGTGATCCAGTAATTCCTTGGGAAGTATGGGCATACTATAAAACAGAAAGCGATTCGGGTCCAAACAGTGACTCAACAGGATCAAGAGAAAGTGGTGAGAAACAAGATGAACCATCATCTGATACTGTATATTCTGAATGGAAACAGCTAAACGAACTTAACGCTTCTCAGTTTAACCAAGCATTAGCAGATACTAATGGTGGATCACTAGAAGATGAATTGCCATTAGGACCAGAAGGATCTAACTCAACATCAACATTTGGTAACTATTGGGGATCACCTACTAGTGGTCTGCCGAATCAAAATGGATTGTTTAGAAAAGCACCAGGCATTTCACTTAATGATGCTGGTGTTCTTGATACAAAGGAAGCGAAAGCTAGAATTGATCAATATGTATCACCGACAGCAGAAGCAACACATGCTCACCAACTAGGAACAATTGAAGTTACTGATCTTGCTACGGATTATACCTATGGTAATGGAAATGCCTTTGGTGGATTCACTCAGGGTCTAGCAACATATGGATCTGATACTGAAGTGACGTTCAACCAATCAGACGTTCAAATTGAACTAAATGAGGCAAACTTTACTTGGAGTAATTCAAGCAAACCAATTCCTAGCGTAGCACTGGATCCACAAAGAAGGGTTCCTATCCTAGCACCCTTCCATAAAATGAAATATATAATAAAGGCGTATTGATATTATTCATATGAAATTTGGAAATGGTGAAGATAAGACAACACCTTATCGTCCTCTTAGTTTAATGATCGATGAGCGAATGACCGACTATGAGTGTGAGGATTTCATTGCAGTCTGGGAAAACTTTGTTCCTGCAGCATTTTGTGATCAATTGATTAAATGGTTTGACAATAAACTTAATAACGGTCAGGTAGATTTTCATGCAAGTGATGAACTAGAAGAAACCGAATTTGGTGAAGATACTGATCAAGATACTGAAAGCGTGGTTGCTTATGGTGAGCAGCAGTATGGTAGTAATATGAGACGTAAAGACAAGTCTATTCTTGTTAATTACGCAAATGAGAAAATTACATATCAAGTTAATCAATTCTTGAAATCATGTGTTGCTCATTATATACATGAGTTTGGACAACTTAAAGGTGTCGGGATGTTTTCATCTGACATCAAGATGCAGCACACAACACAAGGTGGTGGATATCATCTATGGCACTATGAAAATTCTTCTGGTTCACATGCTGCTAGAGAACTTACGTGGATGATTTATCTTAATGATGTAGATGATGATGCAGGTGGGGAAACCGAATTTTTATATCAACATAGACGCATTAAACCAACAAAAGGAACAGTTGTAGTCTTCCCTGCAGGTCTCACTCATGTGCATAAAGGTAATACTTTACTAAAAGGTGATAAATATATTGTGACAGGTTGGTATATCAAAGCGTCAATATGACAACAACACCAATAGTAACAAGAAGACCTTTACTGCAGATTGATCTGGTCAATCAACGTGTTATCATGGCAAATGGTAATGTGCCTGATACTCAGACTGATGATGAAGGCACATTCCAAGCCGTCGATTTTTCTGATGAATTAAAAACTAAGTTTCTTGAAACAATAGGAAACTTCTGGAATTCAGAAGATGATAAACTTGAGTTTTTTGCATATTATACTGATAAAACGTTTATTGTTCAACGTAAACGTAAGAAATATGATTTCAAGAGCGACTCCAATTACTTTAGTCAATACCAATTCAAGGGTGCAACCCAAGAACAAGGTGACTATGTATTTACTGCTGCTAAAGGTATTTTCAGTATTCGTTTGGAAGGAAAACGAAGAATAGCACTTGAAAGTATTTCTGCAGTTGAAAAAGAAGTTTCATATTTTGAGGCAAAGTATCTCAAGCGTAAGCGTGAGAAGCGAATGATGCTAAGTGCAACCGATTGGCGTGTACTTCCTGATGTTACTGATAAGTATGAAGGTGAAAAGGATCAATGGATTGCATGGAGACACTTGATTAGACAGGTAACTGTTCCTAATCCAACCAAGTTTGATACTATGCTTGACTTTGCTAAGTCAATTTATAATATTAAATATCCTATTGACCCTGCAATTTATAGAGAGAAGTATCCTGATGGCAAATTAGCAGATGGTGAGACTGATGCACCTGCATATCTAGACGAAACTGATGAAAATCAGTGGGTTGGATATGATACATATGCATCTAAGGACTTTGTTAACGAAAGAGTGCTCAATGCTCTAATCTATGCTAAAGTACGTACCAAGTCTCCAATTTATGTTGAGAAAAAAGTGAGAGATATTATTAAGGCAATGGACATTGAAAGTATTGATCCAGATTTTGATTCCGAACTATTTAAAATTGCAGAAGAATGATTTATAGATTTAAATTACTCTCACCCGATGAGTTGAAGCGAATAAACTACAAATTTAATGATTGCACCCATTGGAATTCGGGTAAGGTGCAACTTAATGGCGAAAGTGTTGAAGATGGTCAAGTTAAATGTAACAAGTTCATTGATCAACACTCATCAGAATATAAGTATTGCATTGAAATAATTAATAAGGCATTGCAGAAAAGCAAACGCTTTAAAACAACATATGCAATGAAAGATATCACTCAACCAATGCTCACTGAATATGAGACTGGTGGACATTACAATCTTCACATTGACTCCGTTGAGATTAATAATCTTAGAACAGATCATAGTATGACTCTGTTTTTGAATGAACCAAGTGAATACGAGGGTGGTGAGTTAGTTCTCAGTCTTTCTGATACTGTTCAAAAAATTAAAGAACCAGCAGGAATGCTTGTAATATATCCTACTGGACTACTACATGAAGTAACTGAGGTGACATCTGGTCATCGCCGTGTTGCAATTATGTGGTCACAAAGTCTTATCGATGATTATCTACTGAGATCTCAGGTTATAGATTTAGGTAGAGCAATTGGTAATGTCACTCACTGGTGTAATAAGAATAATGTGGATGCAAAAACTACACAGAATCTGTTAGTTCCACTTGAGCAAGTTAGAAACAATTTTGTGAGAGAATATGGAAGTTTTGACTAATGTCTTTACAAAGAAAGATCTAAAATCTATTCAAGAAAAAATAAGACAACCAAAATGGAGATATGGACACGGTTCTGATAACAGTAATCCATTAGGTGTACCATTCTGGATCATGGAATTTAATGATGATCCTTTCTTTAGTAAATACTTACTAAATATTATTAGGACCAAAGTTAATGAACCTGGTCTCGTACTGGAACATGTTTATGCAAATGGACATGTATTTGGTGATAAAGCAACACCACATGTTGATTCAAATAGTCAAGATGGTAGAACATTTTTGTTTTACGCTAATGATGTCTGGGATCCTCTATGGGGTGGCAGCACAGTATTTAATATGGGCAATGGTCAATATGCATATATGAAACCAGAACCCAATAAGGCAGTATACTTTCCAGGTATGATTCAACACCATGCTGAAGAAGTTTCTAGAATGTATACTGGTTTGAGAGTAACAATAGCTTGGAAATTAAATGGAGCTCAACACTAACTACAACACCGCATACATGCATGACTTCATTGGTTCTGTTGCAGCAACCAAGGAGAAACCTATTATCTTTATTAGATCATGGGGTTGGAATAATACCACTGATGTGAGTGCTATTAATGCATCAATGGACTTGTATAAAAGTATATTGCCTCTTGATATATGGACATCAATGCATGTAAGTGAGTTTACTTTTATTGAAGCAGAAGATCTAACCCTTGCTGTGGATTGGTGTGATGATGTATTTCCTAAGAGTCAGGAAAGTACTACCAATCAAGCAAACTACGTCTTCTATGCTGTATATAATACTGTAGGTCAACTAGTTTCATCTAACGAATAATGGCATTTTTTCAAGAAGAAATTGATACATGTAAACTGTACAGTATGAATACTGGTGAGTACTTGTGTACCTACGAAAGAATGTGGGCAGCATGTACTTCTATTGTTGATACTAGGTATTCTAGTCCATTTACAGATGAGATGAAGTCAAAGTTGACTCAATATTTGTCATATAATGATGAAGATCTGGGTCTGGATACATCTGCTACATTAGCAAGATATGCAGAAGTGTGGCATAAAGATAATGTAGTAGAGAAGGCAGCAATCACAACTGAGATACCATTCACATATCTTTCTGATGGTAGGAACTACTTCAAGACAAAGAAAGCACTTGAGTTAGTTGATGAAACCATGCAAGTATGCACAGACATGTTTTCGTGGAGTTCTCCTACTGATGTATATTTTGATAAAATCTATTGCGATCAGAACTGTAATACTATTGGACTGTCAGTTAGTCCTACCGCACTAAATCCTCAATACCTTGCTGATACACACTATTCTCGAATTAATGAACAGTTAAGAAAGAAATCATTTATCTATCTGGATTACGATATCTATTCAGACAGAGAAGAAATTGTATTGACAACTAGAGTTAGATGGCATCCCCAGCAGTATGACATGCAACGTAATCTCAATATTGATGCAATCACTGAAATGGGTGACTTTAAGTTTACTCAGAAAGATCACA